GGAGGTTAAACCTTTTGTAGCTACTTGGGTAGGTAGTACTTTTATTAGATTAGAAGAAAATCCTTACCCAGATAAGAAACTTCCTTTTGTATTAGTTCAATACCTACCTAGACGTAAAAATATATACGGAGAACCAGATGCAGCTCTTATTGAAGATAATCAAAAAATCGTGGGTGCTGTTACTCGTGGCATTATCGACATTATTGGCCGTAGCGCTAGCGGGCAACAAGGTATTAGAAAAGATGCCCTTGATGTAACTAATGCTCGTAAATTTGAACGAGGTGAAGATTACAAATTTAATGCTAATGTAGATCCTAGACAAGCATTTCATATGGAAGTATACCCTGAAATCCCACGATCTGCTCTTGAAGTATTAAATATGCAGAACAATGATGCTGAAGCATTAACAGGTGTTAAAGCATTTACTCAAGGTATTTCAGGGCAAGCATTAGGAACTACGGCTACTGGTATTAGATCAGCACTTGATGCTACATCTAAACGGGAGTTAGGTATTTTACGTAGACTATCTAATGGATTAAATCAAATTGGTCGTAAAGTTATTTCTATGAATTCAGAATTCTTAGAGGATGAAGAAATTGTTCGCATCACTAATGAAGAGTTTATCGCTATTAATAGAAACGACTTAGGAGGAAAGTATGATATCAAGCTTAATATTTCTACTGCTGAAGCTGATGAACAAAAAGGCAGTGAATTAGCATTTATGCTACAAACTATGGGTAATACTATGCCTCCGGAAATGAGTCAGATGATCTTAGCTGATATTGCTAAATTACGCAAAATGCCTGATTTAGCTAAACGCATCAGTGAGTATCAACCTCAACCTGATCCAATGGCAGAACAAATGCACCAGCTTGAAATGCAAATGCTTCAAGCTAAGATACGTAATGAAACTGCTAAAGGTGCAGAGAATGAGGTGGATATCGGTCTTAAAACCGCTAAAACAGCAACAGAACAAGCTAAAGCAAGAAGTATGCATAGTGGTTCTGACCTATCAGATCTTGACTTTGTTGAGAAAGAATCTGGAGTCGGAGCTGCTCAAAAAGAAGCAGAGTCTGATCGCAAACATGGTCAAAACATGGAAGCCAAAGAGCACGATAGACTGTCTAAACTAGATCAGGACGCTTTAAATTCATTATCTAAATAAAGGAGGAGTATGAAAGAGATAGAACAAGTTGAAATCCAAATTGAAATGGCTCAGAAATTACGAAAAATGAGAGATAACTGTGTTAAATTAACAGCTAGCGAGTCATTTAAGGATGTCATTACTGAAGGTTACTTTAAAGAAGAAGCGGCTCGATTAGTTATGGCTAAAAGTTCTGGTCTTAACGCAGATCAACTTAAACTAATTGATAACATGCAATATGGTATTGGAGCTTTAGCTAATTTTATTGAATCTGTTATGAGACGAGGTGCTGAAATGGATCAAGCTATAGGAGAGCACGAACAAACTCGAGAAGAAATTTTAGCTGAGGAGGTATCTGTATGACTCAAACTTCCTTAGGCTTATCTGACGCAGAATTCTTAGAAAAAAACCCTGCTGATCTTTTAGCTGAAGAAGATGCAGTTGAAACAACTACTGAAGAAGTACCTTCTGTAGAAGAAGGTAGTGATGCACAAGAGCAAACTGACGTTGAAACTAACCAGGATGAAGTAAGCCAACCTGAAGGGGATACCCAGACGGAGCATGAAAAATCTACCGATAGTGATGCTACAGAATCTCTTGATACTAGTACTGACGACTCGACTGATACAAAGGAGGATACTCCGGAAACAAAAGAGTTTGATTACGAAAGTGCATATAAAAAGGTGTCTGAACCTTTCAGAGCCAATGGCATAGACATTAAGGTTGACGATCCAGAAGACATTGTGCGTCTCATGCAAATGGGTGCTAATTATCAGAAGAAGATGTCGCAGTTAAAACCTCATCTAAAGATAATTAAAATGTTAGAAAACAACGATCTGTTAAAACCAGAACAGTTGAATAATCTAATAGATGTCTTTAAGAAAGACCCGAAAGCTATAGCTAAGCTTGTTAAAGAAAGTAGTATAGATCCTTTGGACATTGACAAGGATGCGCCTTCAGACTATGAACCTAATGATTACTCTGTTTCGGATGGGGAAATCGAATTAGATCAAGTTCTTGAAGATATCAAAGATACTGATACGTTTAATAGAACTATTAATGTTCTAACTAAATCTTGGGATGCTGCAAGTAAACAAACAATTTCTGAGCATCCTGAAATTATTAGAGTTATTAATGGTCATATGGCTAACGGAGTCTTTGATAAAGTTGATGCGGTGTTACAACGGGATAAAGCTTTAGGCAAAACAGAAGGTTTACCTGATGTAGAAGCGTATAAACAAATCGCTGATTATATGTTTAAAAACGGCGAGCTTCAAACAAATAGTTCTGAAGACAAGTCTAAAGTATCAAGTAAGATGGTAGAAGTACAAGAACAAGCGAATGCTGATCGTAATAAACAACGAAAAGCAGTAGCACCGGTTAAGCAGACTACTACACAAAAATCTGCACCTGATGATAATTTTTTAGGTCTATCAGATGATGAATTTATGAAGAAGTATGCTAATCGGTAAACTAATCACTATTAAATAGGATACTAAAATGGCTAACGAAACTTTATATAATACTCCTAGTCAGGGTACCCCTGCTGGAGCAGCTTCCAGTATAGGTAAGCAAGCTGTAATGGATTATTATTTCAAAAAAGCCCTTATTGCTGTTCGGGATCACCAGTATTTCATGCCTTTGGCTGATGTACGAGCGATGCCTAAGCACATGGGTAAGAAGATTAAACAAGATGTGTATGTTCCATTGATTGATGACACCAATGAAAATGCCCAAGGTATAAGTGCAGCTGAAGCTGTTCTTACTAAAAACAAGTGGTCTGCTTGGGATGCTGCAGGTGATTTGATTACTACTGAAGGTAATTACAATGATGAAGCTGCAGCTATTGCAGCTACTGGCGCAGTTGATGTTGCAGAAGTTGGTGGTAATCTTTATGGTTCATCTAAAGATATTGGCGCTATCGCAAGAAAAATCCCGGTACTCCGTGAGAACGGTGGTCGGGTTAACCGAGTTGGTTTCACGCGTACGCAAGTTGAAGGTGATTTGCTTAAACGTGGTTTTTTTACTGAGTATACTCAAGAATCAATGGATTTTGATAGTGATGCAGATTTACTATCCCACATTGTTGAGGAAGCTCTTGTTGGTGCTAATGAATTAACTGAAGCTGAGCTTCAGAATGATTTGATTACTAACGCAACTGCTAATGGTACTGCTTATTTTATGGGCGGTAACACTAAGCTAACGACTGATGAAGTTGTTACTTATGATGATCTAATGACTCTTTCTATTGCTTTGGATGATAATAAGACTCCTAAGCAAACAAAGATCATTAGTGGTTCTCGTATGGTTGATACGAAAACTGTTAATGGTGGTCGAGTCATGTATATAGGATCTGAGTTAATTACGGTAGTACGAAAACTGACTGATATTACAGGTTCAGGTGTAGGTTCTGGCTTTGTTGGTGTAGAAAAATACGCCGATGCTGGTAGTATTCTACATGGTGAAATCGGTACTGTTGATCAATTTCGTATTGTTGTAGTTCCAGAAATGCAACATGATCGAAAAGGTGGTGCTGCAAACGGCACTACTGATGGTACCGGAAAAGACGGTGTAGACATCTTCCCAATGTTGGTTGTTGGTGATGGTGCTTTCACTACTATCGGTTTTCAGACTGATGGTAAGAGTGTTAAATTCTCCGTTAATCACAAGAAGCCTGGTAAAGAAATTGCTTCTTTGGATGATCCATATGGTGAGGTAGGATTCTACTCTATCAAATGGTATTACGGTTTTATGGCACTTCGTCCAGAGCGTCTTGGTATTATTTGGACATGTAAAACAGCAGTATAGTTAAGATTGATTAACCGTCCCTCCGAGCCCTAAAGGGCTCGGGGGACACTTTTAAATAAAATTAGGAGGAAACATGGAAGACATTACAATAGTCCCTATTAATTCAATGACAGAT